ATATATCACAAAGTACCTATGATTTTGTACCTTCATGGATAGCGGGAGCAACTACAAGTTCTCAAGCAGATAGACGGCCTGTAATTGATTGTAGCTACCCTTCATCTAACAATCTTACTATATTAAGTGATATTTATTTATCCGTGTTAGCAAAACACCCAACTATGGCAGCATTACAGGTAAATTACCCTTTTGGTAAGGTTGCTTCTATGAAAATGTTACCTGCTGTAGGGAAAGATAGTTTATCTCTTGTAACTGGAACTTTACTACCTTCTGCTGCTGCTCCTGAATGGATGGTAGTAAAAGAGAAATATGCTATTCCTTGGTGTAATCCTAACATGTTTTTAGATCTGGTAGCTTAATATGGCTGATTTTATTTATGCCGATTATTACGAACCAGCTTGCTTTGAGATAGATTCTCCTGAAATGCTTAGTGGGTTTAATTCTGGTACAGATTTTGTGCTTACTAATTACACCTTACCAGCTTGCTTTGCAATTGCATCTCCAAAGATATCAACAGGGTTTTTTCCTGATACATCCAATAATACAAGTGGGGCAAGTTACGTTGCAAATGGTAGGGTTTGGGTAATGATTGCTGGTACATGGAGGCCAATCTTGAGCACAGATGTAAATGCGGATGGGACATGGGTATAATCTTATTTTCTTGGTTCAAAGGATACTATGACAGAAGTTAAAGAAAGAGAGAAGCTTACTGATTGGAAGAATGCTCCTACACTCAGGGAGCTAAAGCAGGATCTTGAAGATGCTGAGATAGATCGTGCTTCTCACCAGGCTAAAGTGAATACCTGGTTAGATAACCTTAAAACAGAGGGAAAAGCACGTCCTGTAAAGGTTAAGGGTAGATCTAATGTTGTGCCTAAGGTTATCAGGAAACAGGCAGAATGGAGGTATTCTTCGCTTTCTGCACCATTCCTTACTACACCAGACATATTCAATGTATCTCCCATTACAGCAAGCGATAGGTTAAGAGCACAGCAGAATGCTTTGGTACTCAATAACCAGTTTAACAGGAAAATACCAAAAGTTGCTTTTATTGATGCATACGTTAGAGATGCTGTTAATGAGGGTACTGTTTTTGTTGAAGTAGGTTGGATATCAGAAGAGCAGGAAATGGTTGAAACAGAGCCTGTTTATCAGTTTATACCCATAGCACCTGAACATCAGCAACAGGCTTTTGAGGAGTATTCACAGCTCATACAGATGAAAGAAGCTGACAGGGATGCTTATGAACAGTATATGACTCCAGGGCAGGAAAAGGTATTAGAGCTGTTCCGGCAGACAGGGCAGTTATACACTCCCCAGGAGACTGGAGAGATTCAGCAGATAAGCAGGATTGTTGAGGTGAAAAATCAACCTACCTTAGAAGTATGTGAATCAGCTAATCTTATTATTGATCCTTCTTGTAACGGTGATTTATCTAAAGTTCAATTCATGGGTAAACGTTTCAAGACCTCTTTATCTGAACTAAAGAAAGATGGCAGATATAAGAATTTAGAGCATATCATGATAGAGGAGTCCAATCCTCTTGCTGATCCTGACTTTAAAGAGTCCATAGATAACAAGACGTTTTCCTTCAAAGATGAACCAAGAAAACAAATAGTAGCTTACACTTATTGGGGTAATTGGGACATACACAAGACAGGCATAGCTGTACCTATTATGGCTACATGGGTAAATAATACCCTTATACGCATGGAAGAGAATCCCTTCCCCTTTAAAACACACCCCTTTGTAGGGGTGGCATATATGCCTATTAAAGGCTCTGTGTATGGTGAACCTGATGGTACCTTGCTGGAAGAGAATCAGCAGATCATAGGTGCTGTAACCAGGGGAATGATTGATTTGATGGGCAAGTCTGCCAACAGTCAGACAGGTACCAAACAAGGCTTTCTGGACGCTGTAAACAAGCGTAAATTTGCCAGGGGTGATGATTACGAATTCAATACCCAGGGAGATCCAAGACAAGCAGTATATCAACATGTTTATCCTGAGATACCCCAATCAGCCTATAATATGATTAGTATGCAAAATACTGATGCAGAAAGTCTTACAGGAGTAAAGGCATTTACATCCGGTATTAACTCCCAGGCGTTAGGTAATAGTGTAGGTGGTGGTAGGGATGCTATGGATGCTGCCAGCAAGAGGGAAGCAGGAATACTCCTACGTCTGGCAGAGGGTATTAAAGATATTGGTCGTAAGATCATAGCCATGAATGCTGTATTTCTTTCTGAGGAAGAAGTTGTAAGAATTACTAACGAAAAATTTATTACTGTCAGAAGAGATGATCTTGCTGGAAATTTTGATTTAGAGCTAACTATCAGTACACCAGAAGAGGATAATAAGAAGGCAGAAGAATTAGCATTTATGTTGCAAACTACTGGAAATAATATGGATACTGGCTTGCGTAATATGATTCTTTCTGATATTGCTCGTTTACGTAAGATGCCAGATATGGCTAAAAGAATTGAGGAATTCAAACCTGAACCTGATCCTATGCAGCAAAAGGAAATGGAACTGCAGATAACATTACTTGAAGCACAAATAGCTAAAGAGCAAGCTTTGACATCTAAGCATAACTCAGAAGCTCAAGCTAATATGTTCCGGGGAGCTAAGGATGGTTCCCAGGCAGATCTTAACAGTGCCAAGACAGAAACAGAATCTGCTAAAACTCGTAACCTGCACAGTGATTCAGACAAGAAAGATTTGGAATATATAGATAAACATTCAGGAATATCCCATCAGAGAGATTTAGAGATGCAGGATAGAAAAGCTCATAACGATGCCAGTAATACTTTTATTAAAGCCAGTTTAACTGATAACAAAAAGGAGTAAACATGGGTGAGTTAGATGTGTTGGTAGATCAGATTACCGTAGCTAAGCAAGCAGTAAACTTGGCTGATGCTCTCATAAGGTTACAGGCTAATAAGGATTTTAAGCTTGTTATACGGGATCATTACAGATTGCATTATGCTGCTTCTCTGGTAAATGCTTTAGCTTTTGAACATACACAGAATCCCACAAGCCAGGCATGTCTGCATAACCAACTATCAGCTATCAGCCATTTTAACCAGTTTGTATATTTTATTCTACATCAGGGTGAACAGGCTAAGGAATCTATTGCAGCTCTTGAAGAAGAGAGAGATCTGCTCATGAAAGAGGAGTATGAATATAATGCCTAATACTGATGATGTTATAGATGATAATGTTGCAGATGATGATTTTGTAGATCTGTCTGATGAAGAGTATGAAAAACTTAATATAGAAGATATTCCTTCTCTTGGTTCAACTGAAGAAGATGTAAAAGATCCTGAAGTAAAGCCAGAAGCAGTAGTTACAGCAGATCCTGTTGTAGAGAAAGAAGCTGCAGTAAAAGAGACAGAACCTGATGTAGCTATTGATTATGAAGCAGAATATAAAAAAATCATGGCTCCTTTCAAAGCCTCTGGCAGGCTAATTACACCCAAAAATTCCGATGATGCTATTCGGTTTTTACAGATGGGCGGTAATTACCATGATAAAATGGCAGGTATGAAGCCTGCCTTAAAAGCACTTAAAGCATTAGAGAACAATGGGCTTCTTGATGAAGAGAAGCTTAACTTCTTAATTGATTTACATAAAGGAAATCCAGAGGCAGTTACCCGTTTATTGAAAGATAAACAAATTGATCCTTTGGATGTTGATGTCCAGGCAGAGACAACATACAGACCAGCTAACTATTCCGTAAGCGATGCAGAGCTACAGCTTGATGAGGTTCTTAATGAAATTAAAGACACACCGACTTATGCTAAAACTCTCAACATTGTGACAAAGGAATGGGACGAGAAAAGTAGAAACGAAGCAGCAACTAATCCCCATATCATAGGTATATTGAACGGGCAAGTGAGAGCTGGTGTCTACGATACTGTTATGGCTGCTGTCCAGTATGATCGAAGTATGGGCAGATTACAGGGTATGTCCGATCTTGATGCTTACAAGGCTACAGGTAACAGACTTGAAGCAGAGGGTGCTCTTGGTACTTCTGTCACTTCTACACAGAATACAGGTACCATTACTCCTGCTGTTTCAACGAATCCTGTAAAGGAAGCACAGAGAAGGGCACAGAAGAAAGCTGCAGGACCGACCAGAACCATCTCTAAAAAGATAGGTTCTGTACCCGAAGGGTTTAATCCCCTGAACATGACTGATGAAGAATTTGAAAAATTTGACCCAAAAACAATAGGCTTATAAGCCACAGGAATAAATTATGGCTACTGCACTAACTCCCGGAAATATGTATGGTGATGGTACCGACTCTACCATGGGTACCCAGTTACAGACCTATTATTACCACAAAAAAGCTCTTATCGAGCTTAAAAAAGAAAAGTACTTCAGCCCTATGGCATCCGTAATAGGTATGCCTAAGCACATGGGTAAAACAATTAAACAGTACCTGTATCTTCCCATCCTTGATGATCGAAATACCAATGATCAGGGTATTGATGCTGCTGGTGCTCTTACCGTGCATGATAAGTTTTACGCTTTTTCTGAAGGTGCATTGGTACCTGATTCCATTGTAACAGACAATGCTGCTGGTTTTGCTACAGCTGCTTTGGTAGCTACTGCTGTAGCTGCTGCTGTTACAGCTACCAGTGTAACTGCTGCTGTTGCTGCTACCTATGCTGTTACCAGTGGTGCTGGTAACATGTACGCATCATCCAAGGATGTTGGAACCATTGCAGGTAAAATGCCTGCTTTGTCTGAAACAGGTGGTAGGGTTAACCGTGTTGGTTTCACCCGTTTGGAGCTGGAAAGCACCCTTGAAAAACAAGGTTTCTTTAGGGATTACACTAAAGAATCTGTTGATTTCGATACTGATGCAGAGCTTGAAATGCACATTAATAGAGAGATGCTTAGAGCTGCCAATGAGATGACAGAAGATAATCTCCAGATTGAACTGTTGTGTGCTGGTAGTGTAAATAGATTTGCTGGAACTGCTACCACTAAAGCAACTGTTTCTGGTAACTCTGGTAGTGTTTGTGAAGTAACATATGCTAACCTTTCTGCTCTATCTATTGAGCTGGATAATAACAGGTGCCCAAAAGAGACTAAGATCATCTCCGGTACCCGTATGGTTGATACAAAAGTTATTCCTGCAGCTCGTGCTCTCCTTTGCGGATCTGAAATGATTCCTACTTTTGAGCGAATGAAAGATCATCATGATAATCCTGCTTTTATTCCTTTGGCTCATTATGCTGCAGGCACTTCTGCTCTGAATGGGGAGATTGGTTCTGTTGGTAATTTCAGGATTATTATTGTTCCTGAGATGATGAAATGGGCAGGAGCAGGAGCTGCTGTTGGTACAAATGCTGGTTATCTGACCACAGGTACTAACTACGATGTATTCCCACTTATGGTTATTGGTAGTGAATCCTTTACAACTGTCGGATTTGAAACCAATGGTAAATCTACAAAGTTTACGATTTATCATAAAAAGCCTGGCTATGAGACTGCTGATTGGCAAGATCCTTTTGGAGAGAAAGGGTTCATGTCCATTAAATGGTATCATGGTTTCATGGTCCTTAGACCTGAAAGAATTGCTGTATTTTACAGTGTTGCCAGAATCTAAATAAACCAAACCTACTCTCCCGAAGGGGAGTAGGTTTTTTATAAAGGAGAATATGATGGATACAGAGATCATGAGTGAGATAGATACACTGAAAGAAAGAGCCGACCAGATGGGCATACCATACCATCCTTCTATTGGTTTAGAAAAACTAAGAGAAAAAGTAAATGCAAGACTCAATGGTACACCAGAAACTGAAGCAGAAACTGTAATGCAACAGCAAGAAAAAGCACGTAAGAAGGCTAATAAGCTTGTGCGTATAAGGATTTCTAATATGAATCCAGCAAAGAAAGCTTGGCCTGGTGAGATCATATCAGTATCCAATGATATTATTGGGTGTGTTAAAAAATACATACCTTTCAATGCTGAGAATGGTTGGCATGTACCTCAGGTATTATTGGGTGTTCTTAATGATAGGGTGTATCCAGCCTATTATGCTGTAACTGTTAATGGGCAGTCTGTTAAAAGAAGAAAACTTCTTAAAGAGTTTTCCATTGAAATACTTCCAAATCTCACAAAAGCTGAACTGCTCGAATTAGCCAAGACACAGGCTCAAAACAAAGATGTAGATATTAAATAGGAGATACCATGACCTTACCTGTCCTTGAAGAGATCAATGTATCAGCTACGGCATTGGCTCCTAATATAAATTTTCTGACCACTACTGCCATTGATGGTACTGGTGTATTTGATGTCCTAATGAAAACAGTCAAATTACACCTTACAGAAGAATATGATGCAGGTAGGGTATCTGGTGTAGAATACACTCAAGTCTACCTGGGAGCTTTAACTGCTGTTTTACAGCAATCTGTTACATACCTGTTGAACCATCAGAGTGAAGAGAAGATCAATGCTGAAGTAGGACTGATCCGTCAGCAGACGATTACAGAACTTGCCAATACAAGCGATTCCTTGCCCCTAAATTTAGGCTTTAATGCCACAGCTGATGTTGAGGGTCTGGTAAAATCTAAAAAGGATATAGATGTATTACAGGCTTCCCTGGTTACATCACAGATAGCTACAGCTGATGCAGAAAAAGCTCTTACAGGCCAGAAGATAGTGACTGAATTGGCTCAGACAGGGGATTCTTTAGAGGATGTACCATCCATTTACGGCTATAATCATGAAACAGTTGTTGCTGGTTTAATCAAGCTACAGAAAGACAAGGTTACTCAGGAAGGTCTACTTGTCACTTCACAGATAGCTGCCTCTGATCTTGAAGGCCATTTGGTTGGGCAAAAGATTGTTACTGAGTTAGCTCAAACAGGAGATGATTTAACCGATGTGAAATTGGCTGATTTTGGTTACAACACAGAATCTGCTGTATCAGGTTTAATCAAATCACAGAAAGATAAAGTCCTTAAAGAGGCTGATTTAGTTGATTCACAGATACAATCTACTGAAACAGAAAAGGCTTTAATAGGCCAGAAGATCATTACAGAGTTGTCTCAGACATGTGACACTTTAGCAGATGCACTTTCTGATTATGGTTTTAATGATACATTTAACATCTCAGGTATCGTCAAGGCTCAAAAGGATAAAATCCTTAGTGAGGGCTTACTGGTTGATACACAAACAGAGAGCATGACTTCCGAAATTGATCTTACTGGACAAAAGATCATATCTGAACTTGCCAATACCAGTACTGATATTAGCAAGGCTGTTCTTAAGTATGGTTTTAATAATGAGCTTAACATCGTATCAGGACTTATAGCTACTCAGGCAACGAAAGTCCTTAAAGAAGGTCAATTGATTGACAGGCAGATACTATCTGCTGATGCAGAAACAGACCTTACCGGACAGAAGATCATTACAGAATTAGCCAATACAGGTAACAGTTTAGTTCTGGCTAAAACAAAGTATGGTCTGAATAATGATGCAAGTAACATAGTAGAAGGATTAATTAAATCCCAGGTAAGTAAGGTTCTTAAAGAGGGTGAATTAATTGATTCACAGAAAGACTCAGCCCTTGCAGAGAAAGCCCTGATAGGCCAAAAACTTGTAACAGAACTCGCACAAACCAGTGATACCCTCTCAGGCCCATTAGCTGATGAATATGGTTATAATACGGTGTCTACAATAGACGGTATCCTGGGATTAGAGAAAGACAAGTCTGCTGCTCAGATAGCTCTTATTGATAAGCAGATGGAATCAGCAGACGCAGAGAAAGACCTGATAGGGCAGAAGATTATCACAGAGCTTGCAAACACAGGTGATGATGCAGGTAAGGCTATTCTTGCTCTACATGGTTATAACATGACTGATACCATTGGTGGTTTGGTAGCTTCTCAGAAAGCCAAGGTTATCAAAGAAGGTGAGTTAATAGATTCACAGAAGGTACAGTCTGAAGCAGAGATCCTGCTTACTCAGCAGAAGGTCATTACAGAGCTTGTAAATACAAGTGATACCATACCTGTTGATGCAGGAGCCATAGGGCTTAATACCAGCAATGCTTTGGGCGGTCTGCTTAAAGTCCAGAAGGACAAGATAATCCAGGAAACTGATCTCACAGAACAGAAAGTAGCTACTGAATTGGCACAGACGCATAATACAATACCTGCTGGTTTAGGTAAACAAGCAGCTGGATACGATGTAGCAGGAGTGATTGTAAATCAGTTAGAAAAATCCACAGCAGAAACCCGTCTGTTAAAGCAGAAGGCTATTACAGAACTTGCTCAGACAGGGGATTCCATACCCGTAGAATGGGGCGTATTTGATTCCACTGCTTTGGTACCTGTAGCCGGTTATGTGGGTAAACAGTCCTCTGTACTCGCTGCCCAGGAGGAAGGTTTCAAGAGAGACGCTGAGCAGAAACTTGCAAAGATTATGGTAGATGCCTGGTCAGTTGATCGAACCATGGGAGATACCACAGCCAGTGATATTACCCATTTGGGTAATGCTGATCTTGGTAGTGTTGTCCTGAAGGCAAAAGCAGGTATAGGGGCTTAACAGTAACCCCTTACATACTATAAACAAATGGGAGCTTATGCTCCCATTTTTATAGGAGATAACTTATGGGCTGGTGGAGTAGCAGCAGGGAAAGGATTGAGGTATTTTCAGCTACATCGCCTCTATTTGATGCAGAGCCTTTTGATACAAAAAAGGCTTTAGTGTACGGGATAATGCATAGTATTCCCATACATACTATTTTGTTGAATAACTCCATGATAGGCTTTTCAAGTAAGATAAACAGTATGAGGGAATATGCGAAGAATACTTATTCCCTTGGTTTAGCAGATTCAGGTAGAAGCAAGTCCGGTGTATTTGAAGAGTCTGCTGTAATAAATGCCATCACAACAGACCTGTCATTGCCTTATGGTTGTATCCTGGATTTCAATTATACAAACCCTTTAAATACATTTGATATCGTAATACCCTTTCTTATTAATATACGTAAATTTAATATAGTTACAGGTGCGATAACAGTATTTCCTGAAGGGTTTGTTCCTATTACTCAATTTGGTGAAATAGAACTTCAAGCAAATGTATTCGTAATAAATGTGAACATATCGGCAGATGGGACCAATATAACAATAACCTATGTTTCTGATAGTTATTATCTCAGTTGGGATGAGACAAACCATGAGACTGGTGAGTATGGTTGGGTAACTCATTATCCAACAGATCCGGTTACTCTTACAGAGGAGTACGTTTCTCCTTTGGTTCAATTCATAGGTGCTACTTACTGTATCGCTGGTTATAGACCTAAAGATGCAGAAGGTAATACACCAGAAGAAACAAGTTGGTGGTTTTATTCCATGGATAGCTCTACCTATCCTGATCTGATTGAAGAGGTTGAAATAACTGAAGGTGTAAGTTATCCGGTTATACCCATCCGTTATGAAAATCAATTTATCAGTAGCTCTAACAGCCCGGAGATATATAGCCAAGGAAAGGTTATGCTGAATAAGGTAGGAATAGGCTTTGACGATATCGTAAATACTTTATCAGAGAATGAAGCTATTAACGATATAGACCATGCCTATGTAATGTTTGGTGTTAATGCTCAAACAGAAGATCCTGTCGCTTTAAAATACCTGGTGGATTTCTTTACCTTCCTATCCCAGGGGGATGACATAGATGCCTGGGATGTCCTTTATGGTACTCTTTTGGGTAATAACGCACCCAAGCATACAGCTATAGATTTTGTAAAAGGAGATATAGAAGTACCTGAGACAGAGACTGTAACCACCACGGTACAGGTAGAGCATGATGGTGAAACAGAGACTTTAGTCACCACAGTTACCAATCCTACCTCAGGAGAGATACATTTAATAGAGCATGGTTTAGATATAAACCTGACCTATCGAAGCATAACCTCAGTTATCGTAAGTGGTAATATAAAAGAAGATGGTTCTGCTAAACCAGGTGACATAATTAAAGAACTGGTTGCTGTACCGAATACTTCTTATTTCTGGAAAGGTATGGCTTACTTGTCTGATGGTTCTCAGTTGATTCTTAAAGAGCAGTTAACCAATAATGCCTACAGGCATATTATTGTTGTGGGTTTGGTTCACAGTAACAGGATTTATGATGATAGATACGTTGTAACATCCATCGGTAATGTAATGGGTGATCCTTATGAAAACAACCTAATAATCCCATTACATTATTCAGTTGTAAGGCGTATGGTACCAACGGATCAAAGCAATCTCTGCCAGCAGGCCATGATGCTTGTATGCACTGGTTACGATATATACAAAGTAGCCTGGTATGAACAGGGACCAGCAAAATTTGTAATAGCGGCAATAGCTGTTATGCTTACGGTATGGTCACTTGGTAAGAGCCTTTATGGGTATGCTGCTCTTCTGTCAAAAGAAGGTTTAGCTGCTGTAGCTCTTGCTGCCATGCAAGATGCACTTATAGCCTTTGCTATTAAAATAGCTATAGATTTGACAGTTAAATTGGTTGGTATAGAGTTAGCTATTATTATTGCTGTTCTTTTGATAGTGGCCAGTGGATTTAAGGGTGGCAGAGCACTCTTTGCTTTACTTGGAGTAGTAAGGCAAACAGCTTTAACAATGCTTCAATTAGCTGCAACTATAATCAAATCTGCAACAGCTTTAGTTACAGATATGCTTGAAGAAATTGCTGATGAGTATGATCTGCTTCTTGCTGATCATGAAGCTAAGATGCAGTTGGTTGAGGACAAACAAAAAGAACTTTTTGGTACCCTCACAGAGGCACCTGAATATCTCCTGTACAGAGATAGTAAATTTTATGTAGACATGACTGAGCCAGAACTCTATTATGCAAAGAAAATTCACACAGGAAACATTGGTACTTTAGTACTTGATGTTATTCCAAATTATGTGAATACGTCCCTTAGTTTACCCACATTTAATCCTTTTGAAAATCCAGTGTATTCTACGTAGTAATTAAACCAACAAAAATAAGGAATACAGCCATGACAGAACCTTACAGTTTCAGCCAGTACAAACCTTTTGAATCTAAAGCTCTTAAACTTTATGATTCTGATCCTACAGAGGATCTGTTTAAAACAAACTTTGGTTATCAGGCAGATGATGCTGCTAACTATTCATCTGATTTTAAAATAAACTCTGATGATTTTACTGCTTTTAAAAATATACCCAATTTTTCTGCTATCGGAGGCACACCTACTCCATATCAAGCTACCTGGTTCGATAAAGCTTTTGGTTATACGGACCCTATAACAAACAAAAGTTTTGGTGGCTATGCTGCACCAGTAGCAAGCCTTCTCCAAGCGGGTTTTGGATTTGTCCAAGGAAACAATCAATTGAAGCTTAACAAGGAAGCTCTTGCTGCCAGCAAGGAGCAATTCAGTAAGCAGTATGAGACACAGAAACACTTGACTAATCTGGATATTATGGATCATGCAAAAGCACGGTATGATATGAATCCTAATAGGAATCCTACCCCGGAAGAATATTATGAAAAAAATAAGTTGGTGTAATTATGACAGCATATAGCTTTCAACCAATCAGACAACCAGATCCTTATGAAGATTTACGCAGGGGATCAGCACAGGCAAGCGTGTCATTTAATGATGGTTTTAGTGCCCTTAAAGAGCTTATTGCTGCACAGCAGGCCCAAGGTAAGCTTAATTACCAAACAGGTATTCAGG